TACTCGCGCTTAAGCTCGTCATACTCGCGCTTAAGCTCGTCATACTCGCGCTTAAAGGCGTCACCTTGTGCTGCCTTTTGCATTTTTTTATAATTTTCTTCAGTCGGAAATTCCCATTGCGATTTACCAAAAGCGTGTCTCGCCACAGTTGTTACGCCACAAATTTTAGTTATATCGGCATCATTCCACCCCATAATTTTCTTTTGTTCTACTAAATAATTTCTTATCGGCTCCCACGCTTCAAAGTAATTATCTGCGTTATTATTAAAGCCTTGCACGCCGCACATTACAAATAAACACTTTTCGTCTGCAATAGGATACATTCTATACCCCTCTGCGAGTTGTCCTTGTCCGTGTCCTTTGTCCCAAGTAATCAAATTTCTAAAAGTGATTTTATTTTCTTTTTGCATAGGCTTTAATATGTTGTTGTAAATATCCATCAGAGGCTCGTCAATGCCCCAACAATACCAACTGCCATTATCTTTTAAATTTTCAAAAGTCAGCGGTATCCACTTTTTATTAAATTCAAGCAAATCGTCATAATTGAGATTGTCATTCAATACTCCGTCTGCTTCTTTTTTCATCCCATACGGTGGGTCAGTAAACACCATATCCGCTTTCTTGCCGTCCATCAGCAATTCAACGGTTGCCTTATCGGTGCTGTCGCCACACATCAGCCTATGTCTACCAAACTGCCAAATATCGCCCAACTTTGCAATTGGCTCATTTTCCTCGTCAATTTCTGGTGCTTCATCTTCCACAATCTCGGTTTCTTGCTGTTCATCATCAAGTCCCCAGTCAATGTCAAAGCCGTCAAAATCTAAACCGAATAAATCATCGGCAAGCAGTTCCATATCCCAGCCGCTCTCGTTCGTTTTGTTGTCGAGCAACCTGTATTTTTGCACTTGTTCTTCGGTCAGATTATCTGCAACAACGCATGGGACTTCTTTAAGCTTTAATTTTTTAGCCGCTTCATATCGGCAGTGACCTACAATAATAACGCCGTTAGCATCAATCACAATCGGCTGTTGCCATCCAAACTGTTTGATGCTTTCCGCAACGTTAGCGATCTGCGTTTTGTCATGCAGTTTTGCGTTCTTCGCATACGGCTTCACATATTCAATCTTGCACCACTTAATTTCCATTTACATTACCCTCCACGCTTTCCAACGCCGCGCTCAACGGGTCAACCTCTTGCTCTGTCTGCTGCGGTGCGTTTACTGCGCCCCATTCTGCAATCAGCTTTGCCGCTTGCACGTCGCCTTTCATGGCTTTATCAAGCATAGACACTGCAAGAGCAGCGTTGTTGGTTAGATCGTCAGGGTTGATGCCGAGTTTTTCCAGTGCAGCCCGCTGTTTTGGGTTCACAACGCCCAGTTCAAGCACCATTCGGGTGATTTCAAACAGGTTTTTCTTGCGTTTTTTGGATGCCGCAGAAGCCAAACCGCCTTTCTTGGCTTGTTCACGAGTAAGCACGTACCCGCCCGGCTTGCCGCCCGGCTTCAAATTCTGTTCGTTCGCCACCCGCTCACCCCCTTCATATTTACCTGATTATACCACGAAAAAACCGCCCCCGCAAGGTGAGGGGCGGCGTGTACCGGATTATTTCGTGGGCGGTGCAGGTAACGGCATCCAGTGGGTGACTTCGTATGTTTCGCAATCTTCTAAATCCCAATCAGTAAACGGCTTTTGAGATTCGAGATTGTACCATATTTCATTCCCATCAAACTTTTCATAATGACCAAACCCTATATATCCGTTTTTGCAATAAACTAATACTTTGTTTGTGATTTTCTCCGGGTTCATGTCCTTAACGCTTATCCATTCCACCATGTTCACCTCCAAACACAATCTCCACCGCTTCCTCCACGCTATGCGCAACGCCAGCCAGTGCGCCGCTGTCGCGCATCTGCCGAATGAAACGTTCTTGATTCTCTCGCGGTTTCTCGCCAGGTCGTTTTACTTCGATATAGAACGCCCGCCCATCCCCGGGACGATGCCCGCACAAGTCGGACTGACCGGGTATGCCGATACGCACCGGGCGGGCGTCTAGTGTGTAAAATGTCCCGGCGTTCGTCCTCAAGCAGATGCAACCAAGTTCGGAAAGCTTCACCATAATACTGCGCATTATATCCGTTTCGCTCACCGTTCGCCACCTCCCGTCATCCGTGCGCCACAGTTAGGACAGAACGGCAATTTCGTCCAGCGTCATGCCGTATTTTTCCAACAAAACGCCTTCAAAGCGTTCAAAGCACTTTTTGCAAATCGCTTCAACGTCAATCTTGAACTCTGACATGTTGTCCTCCCGTCGGTATATGTTTTGCACGAGCCATCCGATAAACCCACCCGGATTTATACCCCCGTTCCCGCGCAATCACTTTTAGATCGTCAACCGTCCGCGCCCTCCCCACTTCCATCCGCTTCTGCTTGCGGTTTTCAGCGGTTATCCGTTCTAGTTCGGCACGTTCGTCATGTTCGATCTCGGCTTGTGTTTTTGGTTGCTCATGCCCACAATACGGGCATATCCTGCCATTCCCCGCATACGTTCTGAAGCAGTTCTCACACACTCTGGCGCGGATAGTGTTCTGTTCCTTCTGCCGGGTGCGTTTCTTGCGGCCCTGCAGGCTCCATTCGCGTTCGTCGTCTGGCAGACCCAACCGTTCGTAGTTCCCTACAAAGTCCAAAATTCGCGCTACCTTTCCCGATGCTGGCCGCATACATCGCATAACAGACTGAACGTGTACCGTTAGCGATTGTGTAGGCCGCAAGCACAGCACACAGGCCGCGTTCGGCACGTCTAGTCCCTCGATCACTATGGCGTAGTTGCACAACACAGTGGTCTCGCCGTTTCGGAACCGTTGCACGATTTCCCGCCGCTGGTTTTTTGTCATTTTTCCGTCAACGTGCGCCGCTGTGATTCCGGCAGCGTTAAACGCATCGGCTGTGCGTTGGCTGTGTTCCACGCTAGAACAGAACGCAATAGCTTGCAGTCCGTCCGCGTGTTTACGGTATTCATGTATCACATCGCCGTATATTTTAGGCTTGTCCAGCATCGCGGCGGCTTGTTTGCCGTCATACTCGCCTTGCTTTACGGCAAGCTGTGAAGCATCTAGCAGCGTCTTTGGCGCGTAGTATTCAAACGGTGCAAGATAGCCGTTTGTGATAAGCCAACGCACCGACACGCTTTGAATAAGATCGTCTGCCACGTCGTCAAAACCTTTGCCGTCAAGCCTTTGCGGGGTGGCGGTAAAATACAAGGCATACGACTGACTAAAATGCTCCAAAATCCGCATATATGAATTGGCCTTGATAAGGTGGCTTTCGTCAATGATGATAATACTTGGTGTTGGCAACGTGTCCAGTCTGCGTACCGCTGTCTGCATCATCATAACCGTGGCGTTGTTGTAAGGCTTCATGCGCTCTGCAAGCTGGTCAACTATTTCCTGCCGGTGCACAAGAATCAGCACAGTGTTGCGTTTAATTTGCGCAGATTCCACAATCGCCTGCATGATAACGGATTTACCAGCACCGCACGGCGCAACGCACATAATGCGGCGGTGACCGGTTGCTAGGCTGTGCCGCATGGCGTTGAACAGGTCGGCTTGGTACGGGCGTAAGTTCATGTGTGGTCACCGTCCTGTCCATAAAGCGACATATTTTCTAATTGGCCAAACTTTTCTATAATAGAACGTTTCATGCAAAAGCAATCGTCAGAATTAAAACCTGGACATTCGTTTTCCCAATCGCCGCTTTGCCCAATATAAGCCCCGTCGTACTCGCACAATCCGCAAACAGATTCGTCCACGTGCTGTTCTCTCGTGTCTTTGCAAACGTCGTTCAGCATCTTAAAGAGTTCGTCTCTTTGCGCCGTCACCCGTTCAAGCTTCTCCCGCAACTCCTGCACAATCGGAAGGGTTTCGGGGTCGATAATGGGGACACGTTTTACGTATCTCGTGAGCATATCGGCAATAATCTGTACCATTCCGTGATTTTCTTTCGATGATTCAATATCTTCTAACAGCTCATTCGCATCAATCAACCGCTGTTCGCTCATTTTTTCTTAACACTCCTTTAACCGTTCTATAGCTTTATCAATCGGTCATTATTTAAACCTATCTTTCGTTACTGCAATTGGGAACTCCTCGATCTCACTTGCCCATACTGCCGTGCCTTTGCCGTGGCGTGTCTCCCAGACCAGCGGAAAACCACCGATGCCGTCAAACAGACTGCCAAGCGTTGCGTGTTCCGGCAGATGGGCAGCCATCTTGCAAGTGATCCACCACCATTGCGGCAGTGCGATGCTGTTCCATTGTTGAAGCGCAGTCAGCTTTAGATTGAGACACCAATTTCCTTTCCTCATTGGCCATCCCTTTATCGTTCCAATACGTTTACCTCTAATCATTTTTGCATTAAAGCACATATCATATGTAACCTTTTCAGCTTTTGCTCCTTCCCGCTGCAATACATGCGCACAAACATATAAACGCACACCCCACAGCCAGTACAACAAACCCGGTCATTCCACTACCTCCACAACGCACCGTCTGATTTCAGCAATCACCGCTTCGATTGCTTCCTGCTTAACATTGATACCTTCATCATCAGCGCGAAAAATCGCGCTTGTTTGACCGTCAAGCTGAAATGCTACGTTATATGCGTCATGTGTTTTTGTGCTAGCTACCTTTGTTGCTGTAATTTTCATTTGCAACGCTCCTTTAAAAAAATAAAAACCGCTGACTGGAAATGTGGTGGCTCCAATCAGCGGCTTTTATAGCCGGTATTCTGTTGCAGTCGGAACGGCCACCACAGCGTTACCGGCTGTTTTTATTATACTGCGTTTTCGGTTGTTTGTCAACAGGATATCCGCACCGAATCCCTGGCGGCGCGTCTATATGGTGTTTGCACCGCTTGCAACAGTAATAGCATATATGCTTTCCAAACACACGGTTTACAGCTGGGTGCGGACATTCTCGTACAGCTAAATCGTTATAGCTGCGCTTACAATGGTCACATTTTTTCATTAAACCCGCATCCGTTCATTTCGTGGCACACGCCGCCATGATATACGCACATAGGTACAAGCAATCCGCGTAATTCAGGTGTAACAGATTCGGCCATCATGCACATTAGCCTTACCACTTCGCGCGTTTCAGCTGCAGCCTGACCGCACAAACGTTTGTTTGCAATTATTTGCAACTCTTCTGCGTTCACGTCTAAAATCATACACACTTCTGCGTCTTGACGTGCTGCGTTGCGGTCATATTCCTTCTGACGGTCGTTGCGCTGACTTTTTACATACGGTTGCGCATGAATATGTCGGCATAAATGCACGCTTACCCAACTCGGAATTTCCATGTAAAAGCTATACACAGCGTGTCTAATCGGGCTGTGCCGCGCTTCTAAAATTTTGCGTTTCCACTCGCTTGTTGGCGGCGTAACGGGACGCATGCCAACCGTAACAAGCGCCCTGCGTTTAACCTCCATCCAATCATGTTCACTCGGATATTCAATCAGTTCTACTTTCATTCTTTTGTTCCTCCAAATCGATCAAAAACGCGACGTTACAAGCGATATGCCATAGATGCGGAAGCCCTGATTCTTCGTCACACACGTTCCCTTTCAAATATTTAATCCAGTGCCTGTATAATGCGTCTTTGTATCTTTGCGGCTCTACTGTTTTCCAGTTTTCAGGGTCGCTGTATTTTGCGCAACCGTACTCTCTAACAGCCGTTACAGCTTCAATCAACGATACAGGCACAAGCGTTGGCCTAGGCTTTCCGTTGTCAAACTTCATCTGTTCCTCCATTCCGGCGGAGCGTCTGCGTCTGTAACTTCTTTCCAAACGTCACGGATTTTCCAGCCCTTCACGCCGTTTTTGTCCATCTGACCGCCTACCGCACAAGGTTGCATCATGCCGCGCTTGCGCAAATCGTCAAAAAACAATCCCTTAGGCTGCGGATGCAAATTGCCATCTGCGCACCAGTCGCAAAATTCCTTGTACACCGCGCCACCTTTAACGTTTTCGGTAGATTCTTCCATACGTTCTGCCCAAAACTGACCGATTTTGTCGGAATCTTCCCGGTATTCCTCGGTAGCTTTTAGAGATTCTTCACATGGTTCAAGCCGCCCTGCATCAAGGTACATACGCAATCCATTAAGCATCCAGTTTAAAATTCCGGATTTCTCTGAAGCAAGTTTTTCAGACAGGTCTTTTTCCTGCTCGTCTGCGGAGAAATGCCGCTCAAACGGCAACACATGAACACGGCCAGAACTGAACAGCGTTTCATCTGTCACACGAGGCCGGTAGTTCGTGTCAATGAAAATTTTAAACTCCGGCTGAAACTGAAACGAATTCTCATGCAGGAACCGCGCTGTCTGTGTGCCGCCGCCGGTCAGGTCTTTCACCTTTGCGACGTCAAGATGCATCGTTTTGTTCGGCTCACTGATCGACACAAACCGCTTGCCCTTCAGCCGCGCCACGTCCTCGCTTGCCGCGTTTGCGTTCGGCTTGCCGGTGTAAGCCAGCGTGTCCGGCTTCGACTTCACGGCATAGTCTCCCATAACTGCCATCACAGCTTCCATCAGTGTAGTTTTTCCGTTTCGCGTCGCCGGGCCAAACAGCATAAACAGACAATCTTCTGCAACACTGCCGGTCAGCGCGTACCCTAACGCCATCTGCGCAAACCGAGCCAGACCCGGCCGGTCTGCATATCCGTCAAGCGTCGGTTCGCTAAAAATCTCGCTGATAAACCGCATAAATCGCGGAGCTGTTGCGGTCGGGTCGTACTCTGCACCCGAAACCATCGACAGCATATCGTCCGGGTTGTGTGCCCGGCACTCGCCCGTTCGCAGGTCAAGCGTGAAATTCGGACAGTTCAGCGTCCACGGGTCTGTGTCCAAATCCTCGGCAGCAAACGGGTACACGCTTCTGGCATCTTCCAGCAGGGTTTTCCGACGCGACAGCTTGTGGAGCATTCCGACGGCTTTCTGCTGGGCTTCGCGGCGTTCCTTTTCGGAATCGTCGTCCACGGGGTCTTTCCACTCAGTGCTCCACATGTACTTGTAGATACGGTGGTAAAAATCCTTCGCCATTTCCTGCGCATAGCAGCCGCCTGTGTCCTGTTCCCAGTGCGTGCCAGTGTAAATAAACCATTCCTTTGCGGTACGGTTGTATCGCGCCATGTGCCTGTATGCGTCGGCAAACAGCCTAGCTAAATCGGCTTCACGGCACACATCCGGCTTCGGCTTGTTCTGAAACGCGAATCCCAGCGACAGCCACACCGTGTCCGCGTGATTTTTGTCGGACAATCTGTCCCGGAATTCGTCAAGATTCATCGGTCACACCATACCGGGCGTTTGCCACCCGTCCTTTCTCGCCGTGCTTCCATGCAGGGGGAACAGCGGCGTTTTCTGGTATCATGTAGATACCGGCGGGAGATAGTTCGGCTTGAATCGTCCCGCGCTTGATATGATGAATCACCGTCTGCCGTGTCACGTTGTAGCGGTCGGCAAATTCGGTGCAGGTGTAGTATTTCAATGCACGTCACTCCTTCGTTTCATATAATACCATATACTCATACAAGTTGTATAGTATTATATGTAGTATTTTTCTTTTATATATATTTTTATAATTTATATATATTATAAAAATACTACATATAATACTTATAACGTATCGGCCAGCCGGTTTCGTTCCTGTACAGCCTGCCAAAACTCGGCGCTCGGCTGTTCGTCCTGACTGCGCGGCGCTAATCTGCGCACAGCGTCGCACGCTTGCTTGTATTCGTTCACCAGAGCCGCTCTGCGAGCCTCTGCGGGCGTTTCTGCGGTGCGCTCGGCATTTATGCCGTACAACTCGCAAAGCCGCTCACAGGCCGCGCTAAACGGCAATCCGTCGAACTGCATTACCCATGATATTACATCCCCATGCGCACCGCACGCAAAGCAGTGGTAACCATCCGGGTAAATTTTCATCGACGGGTGCCGCTCGCCGTGGAACGGGCAGCAGCACATCCCACGACGCACGGTCACGCCGTACCGCTCGGCTAGGCCGGGCATGGTGACGATGGATTTTATTTTCTCGGTGTCGTAGCGCATCAGAACGGAAGGTCTTCATCGTCTGCAACGACCTGAAAATCATTAATATTTCCGGTGCTGTATGCCGGGGCTGGCTGCTTCTTTAGCGGTCGGTCTTTCGGAACTTCCACGCCGTTCTGGATAGCTTCAACGCTTCGGAATCCAACGCATTTAGTGCTCCATGCGGTTGTGCCGTCCTGCTTCTCGTATTCCTCTCGGCCAAACACGCCGCCGATCAGACGGCCTTTGAAGCAAGCCGCAAAATTGTCTCCCCACTGAACCTGAAAACCTGTATTTGACTTCTCCACGCTGGTGACAAACGTCTTGAAACCGCGATTCGTGCGTCCGTCGTTGTCATATACCAACTGGTACACGTTGCAACCCCACTTCTTTTCGGGGCGTGTGTCGTTGCGGTATTGTTCGGCATAGTAGCCTGGTTGCTTGTCTTGCGGCGCGGTGTCCAGTGCAATAACAACCATCGGCTTGCCTGTGCTACTGGTGCGTTCCTCAACGCTCATAATCTTGCAGATGTGACCGCCCAGTTCCAGCGGTGTAAACTCACCATAGGCCAAAGTATTGTCAAAATCGTTAGGTTTAATCATTGTTGTGTTCCTCCTCATTCAGATAATAATATTCACGGATGGCATTATCCACCATTTTGAGATCGTTGTCAATTTCCAGTTGGCCGAACATGCCCATTGGCGACTTGACGGTGTCAAATCCGTTCGTCTGCGTGACAAAGCTGTATTTACCGTCCTTGACCTGGGTTTTCAGTACAATGGTAAACATGCCTTCAACGGTAATTTTCTCGTCCAGCATACGGCCAATGGTTTTCATTTTCTCGTTTCCGTTCTGGTCTCGTTCTGTGTGCGCCATGAAATACACGACTGTGTCTTGCGGCAGCTGATTGATAACCACTTGCACCAGCGTCCAGAAATTCAAGCCAATGTCGGTAAACTTCTGGTATCCTGTGACTTTTGCGTTTCGCATGAACTCGTTAGCCATAAGATACTGGCAATCGTCGATGACATAAGTCTTGCACTTGCCACGAACTAGCGCCGATTCGATTTCATCATAGCGGTCTGTGTTCATGGTTTTAATTTTCGACCGAAACGGGAGCGGCTTCTTGCTCACGTTGATGATGCCGATCTCGCCCGGCTGAAAGTTTCTCATGCTGGTAGACTTACCAGAACCACTCTCGCCCAGAATAAGAACAGGGATGCCCATCTTATTTCACCTCCGAAAAATCCAGCGGGCACATCCTGCCAACGTTGTGCATCGGGTCAAGCAGCCATTCATACGTCAACCTACAAGAATATCGCTTGAAGTTTTCCTCGTACCTGCAGAACAGCTTGCAATACTGGCACGCAATGTGCCCTTCCGGGAAATGCACGTCAACGTGCGCCCGTGCGTCCTCGTAGAACGCTATACCATCTTCAAACATTTTATAACCTCCTCAAAATCTCTCTAATCGTCAGCTTGCTGCCGCACACCTTGTACAGCAACACGCCGACAACCGGATACACGATGCCAAACAATGCGCACAACACGCCTACCCATAAAATCACAAGCATTCCAGCCATAACGCAAAATCTCCTTTGTTTTCTTCAATATAATCACGGAGTTCTTTTTTTCCATACTCACCCATTGCTTTCCATGCGCCTTTGCACAAATAGATTAGTGCGACGCTTGCGTTGACGGTCGTAGAATCAAACAGCCAGTCTACAAAAAAATCTTTTTCTTTGTGGTCTTCTTCCAAGTACTTAAGCGCATTTTCGATTGTGTTTTCTCGCTCTGCGCACCCGTCACAGCAGTGTTTTGACGCCATATCGTCAGGATGTTTCCAGCACCCGCAAACGTCACAAAACTCTGCATGCTCGTATCCACCGCCACAAACGGGGCATTCGGTCCACGGTTCATCATATGTGCCTCCGTTGTGCGTATGCCGCGGCTCCTCAAACACAGCGCCGCAATTTTCACAAATCCACATTTCTTTTTCCTCCAGTACATACCCGGTTACTAAATTTCGCGCCTTGCTTTGCTTCAAAACCTTTTCCGTCGGTCAGCCTGTTTGCGTTTCGCCATTTCAGCGCGGCTTTAAAATTGCCACCGTGGCATTTTTCAGCCGGTCGTGTGCAGTTAAAGCAATCTTGATTGCATTTCATACGTTGTCACCCTCATACTCTGCCACGGTTTGCATCACGCGATCAAACGCATCAAACCCAGCGTGAATTGTACGTTCTCTGCGCCCAAAACGCTTGTACGGTTCTCGCACAAGATAGTTTTTCTGGATTCCAGAGTTCCAGAAATAAACCTCAACGCCTTTTTCTGTCATAAACTGGTTGTATCCAGAACGCTTCCACTCTTTGGGCCATACACGGCGCTTCATAGGCGGAATATCAACTTCAATAGTCTTTGTCGCCTTGTCGTAATCGCTTGCCGGAAACTGGTCATACCCAGTTTTATACAGCCAATACGGAATACGTCTTTTCATGGCTTACTGCCTCCATGTCTTGTTTCGTTGTATATATATTACCACATTTAACATTATTTGTCAACACTTAAAACAAAAAATCCCGCCGATTTTTTTCAACGGGATTTTCTGGAATAAATGGAGGAGATTCATGCAAAATGCTTTGCATAAATATTATACCGCTCCATTTAAATCCTGTCAAGCGCCGCCATGACCGCCGCTATCGGTAACGGCCCGGATGTCACTCAGAGAGTAATTGGAATCCATGATAAATCTCCTTTACAATTTTTTATGAAAACCGCCCGTCCGCTGCGGTTTGCATCTTATTTCAAGCCTAGCTGATGCATAGCTTGCTGTGGGTCAATGCCGCGTTGCTTGCAGGCTTGCACAAACACGTCACGCGGATTCTTCCCGGCGCACATCTGCATAATCTGCTGCATCTGCGGGTTTTTCTGCGCAATCGTCTGCAACACGGCTTGTGGGTTCTGCGCCGATCTAAACAGCTGCATTGCCTGCTGAAACTGCGGGTTAATCTGCAACTGCTGCGGCTGCTGAAACAGACTGTTTAACAGACTTGCCACGACTCGACGCCCCCTTCATGCTTTCGAGTTCCTGCGCAAGCGCATGCATCTGTGCTTGCATCTGCTGTACAACGGCCATTGGCGCGTATTCTTGCGCCTGCGGCTGTGCTTGCTGTGCGTGCGGGTCGAATGTTTCCGTTTTTCGGTATTCCGTCTGCACAAGGCCCATCTGATCGGCAATACGAATTGCAATGACGGGCGCATTCTGTACAAGAATTACTTTACGCTCCCCGGGAAGCATCTGCACCTGTTCCACCTGGTCTATTGTTGCAACTTGGGCAACTGTAATGTCTGGTTTCGACGGTTGCATTTGCGGCATAGGTTGCATAGGTTGCATTGTTTGAATTGGTTGAAACTGCTGCCCTATGTACGGATTAAACGGCTGGTTGTATAACATGAAGTCCACACACTCCTATAAATTGAATTAAGGCAACCAGGCGAAGCGGGTGTGGTCGCTTGCAATCCCGATTGCCTTGATTAAATTGTACAGTGGCGTGGCAGGGTGTACCACCGCTCAATTCCGCTTTGTTTCCGCGCATAAAAAAAAGAGAACCGATTTCACTCGGTTCTCTGCTAACGGTTCTGGTAGTAGATGTAGCTTTAGCCATTCATGTCACCACCTACAACAGTATTACTATCACCAGCGACGGCTGTATCATCGTCTCCCGCATCCGCCGTGTTGGTTTCCGTCGTGATTTCAGCACCCGCCACATACTCCATCAGGCTTGCATACTGCATATTCAGAGCATACTGTTGCTCAATGATTGTCTGTTGCTGGCTATAAATCGCAAAACACCCAACAACAGCAGCGCAAATAACAATAACACACGCAAACGCGGTCAGACAATACAGCTTCACTTTGCTTGTTTGGTTCGCTTCACGCTGTCCTCTAATGTGTTGTGCTGCGGTTTCCAATGCGGCGTTTTGCAATTCTCCAATATCCATTTTCCGCACCTCACTTAAAAACAATCATCGCGCCAAGAGCGGCAAGCACAACCCACTTAATAGATTCACTCACAACCATGTCCCAACGTTTACCAGGTTTTTCTTTCAACTCTTTTAAGTCTGCTTGTATTTCTTTCAAAACCGTCCAGATGTCTGTCAAGCTGGTGTCCAAAACAACGTGCCCCTTCTCCACCGCTTCAATTCTTGCGTAAATAGCGCCGTGCGCTTCGTGATTTTCGTTTGCAATTTTTTCAAGCGCAGTTATTCTAACCGCAAGAGCCTCAAGCGTTAGTGGAGTAGAGTTCATCCGTGTCACCTCTTTTCGATTATACAATAAAAAGCCGCCAGTGTAAACACTAGCGGCTGTAATTTTTATTCTGCTTCGTCAGGGATGCCGTCCCCGTCGCTGTCCGGCAGTTCCGGCAACCCTGCGACACTGGTCAGCAACGACAGAACGCCAGCAAGCAGAGCGGAAGAGCTAACCATTAGCCAGTTTACTTCTCCCATCACGGCGGCGGTTCCGATTGTAGCAACCGCCGTCTGCGCCACAGTTTTAACCGCTCTTACGCATGCAGCCTTAACCCACGCAATTATTTTGTTTTTATCCATTCTCACGCCACCGCCTTTGCGTAAATTTCGCCGTCTTCGCCCAAACAAATCCAACCGTCCTTTTCAGGCGTATCAACATATGCCCAGCCATCACGAACCTGAAGCGTGTCAAGCACATCACCCTTTTTGACGCTGCCAACTTGAGTGTACTCGTCAACGCCGGGGCCAGTGCGAACGCGCAAGCTGTCCACCATCACCTGCACTTTGCTTACGTTGGTGTCGTACAGCGTAACCGACAGATTCAAGCGCTTTGCCGTACTAATAATTGTGATCTGGTCGCCTGCAGAGGCCGGGTCCGTGATGATTGCTCCATTCTCCGCGCGAATGCCAATACCCAACTGCTTGCATACGTTGTCAATCAGGACAACATCTCCGGCACTGATGGGTTTAGATGCGCTGATTTTAAGTTTGGCCGCTTGGCCGGACAAAGGCTTGACCGGGTTTTCCCCGTAGATGCCAACCCGGTTAGCACAGCCGGAGTAATGGGTGGGGTCCAGCCCTTTGCCCGTGGTCGTAGCTCGCACTTCCAGATGGCAGTGCCGGATGGGCGGGGTGGCCTCGGCGGCGTTGCCCGTGTTGCCCATGACGGCCAGCACGTCGCCGCTTTTCACATGCCGGCCCACGGCGGCCACGTTGTGGTCATTGTGGCAGAAGTACAGGTAGTTGACCGCGTCAGGTGTCTGGTTATCGTCCAATTTCACGCACACATACCAGCCCCATTCCCAGGTGAGGTTTCCGGTGGACTTGTCCACTTTGCGAGTCGTGACCACGGTGCCGGAGATGGGTTTGCCGTCGTAGTCGGGCATGAGGATGGCATCGCTGTCCAGACCGACCACGTCCTGGCCGCCGTGCCAGGTTTTGCCGCCGCCCCGGCTGTAGCCGAAGCAGGAATAATAGTAGGGTACTTGCATACGTCCTTTAAAAAGATTGCCCATAAAAAATCACTCCTCATAATAAAATGCTAAAATGACAGGGCCTACAGTATGCGCCGCTTGGGTGGCATTGTACAGCATGACGAATACTGTTTTGGCGCCGAGGTTGAGCGACCAATGCTGCGGGACGAGGCCGGCCCAGCCGGTACTTTCGACGAGGATAGACACCACTCGGCCGTTGCCGGGTATACCCATTGCGGCCTGAGTAGCTTCGAACAAAGTTACGTTTTGCGCAAGCACTTGCTTGTTCGGGAACTCGTACCTGGCGTATTTGATCTTATGGAGCGCCCCGATGCTTTGCGGTGTGACCACGAGATTGATGTCCTGCTTAGTCTCTCCGTTGTACTGTCCCTGGCTTGCGCCATTGAGCGACACTGTCAACGGTTGTAGCTCTTTCGTGCTGCGGATGTATACGGTGAGCATGGTGCCCTCTTCGCTCGACAAGATAGACGCCCCTTGCGGGTTGTAAATGGGAACAGACGTATCGGCATATACTTTTGGTATACTAAGTAGATACTCAATCACAACATTTTGAGACTGCGCCCATGTATTCGCGGTTTCAAGGTTTGTGACAGTCGACGGAAATGCGCTTGCTGGAATGGTCACGCTTTGACTTGACGCAGACAGGCCGGAAAACGCATTGCAAATGACAGCGCCATCAGCCGCACCGGGGAGAGCAACTGCGTATCCGTTTGTGTCTTGTGTAAAAAGCGTGGTTTTACCGTCTACGCTGACAGTAGCTTTAACGTGCGTTTCAACGCATTTAAATGCGCCGTTATAAACTACATTTGTCTCTAGTGTGTCGCCTTCATGGAGTGGCGCTTGAAGCGGTATTTGTGTTTGCTGACCGTTCACATCAACAAATGTTGTCCCGTCAGCGCCCGCATTTTCAATCAGCCGGATATTTGTTGGTGAAGGGTCCCCGGTGCCGGTCTGGGTGGTGAACCCCGCAACCTTTACGCTTTCTAGGCGGTTTGCGTCCGCTGTGATCTGAATGCTGTTTGTGCCTGCACTGAGCTGCAAAGGCAATCCTCCCACTGCGGCCTGCAGGTTATCAACCTGTGCCTGTAATGCCGTGGCGGGGTCGTCTCCGAGTTTGCCTTTAATCGTTTCAAACCACGAGTCAAAATCCTGTTCCTGCAAGTCAAGCTGATTTTCAAACGCTACTCGCAAATCAGCAAGCAACGCTGCAACCTGTTCCTGCAGTTGCTCCGTTGGAATGCCAGTTACACCGTCGCGCATCAAACCACACACGGATTCATTCAGTAACGTGCTTGTGACATTTCCGGCGCTCACAATCGTGCTTGCTGCAGGTACCTGTACTGTACACAATCCAAGTTCATACACAAGTTCTGTGCGCTCAACCGTAGGCGCTGCGGGTGCGCTTGACGGGGTACCCTGTTTCAGTACAATGCTGGACGCATTCGCGGCCTTGTCAAACCTTAATACAATTCGGTCAATGCGCGGGCGCGTGCCGTCAGCAAGCGGGATTTCAACCGCTACAGATTCAGTGTTGCAAACTGATTTCCCCGCAAACTCTGTGTTCTGAATCCATGCGAGACCAGCAGAAATCGACACCTGTCTGTCGCCTGTAACGCTGGCTTGGAAGTTCCCGTCCGCACTGTATACGCCGCTTGTTCGTGTGCACAGATACGTTTCGGCGTTCTCGGCGTCGTAGTCAATGCCGTTCAATGGATACGTTATAATCGCCAAAACCTCACCACCTTCTCAAAATTATAGGCGTTCCGACACTCGCTTCAACGGTCGTTCCGTTATTCTGCGTGGTTCGCCTAATACCTGTGATTCTCACCTGTAATTTTACCCCAATTTCAGGCGAATTGCAAGTTACGATGTCTCCCAATTTGACCCGTTCATCGTCAATCGTAAACGAAAAATTTTCAATTTTAACTTGCCCAACAAGCTTTTCTTCACCGTATCTAACAAGCCGCGCCTTATAATCCGCGTCCGATTCGCCTTCTTCCGACTGTTCGCTTCGAGCGTCGACGTACATTTCGCGCCGTTCAGCGCCGGTTTTAGACGTTTCGCCGGCTTCTACAGTTACGCGCGCGTCTCCCTCGCCCGCTCCGGCCACAATAGCGACGTTTTTTAAGCTTGCTGTGCTTGAGGAATATTCTAGGTCGCCCATGTTGCCGTAGGCCGTAGAAAACCGCACATTTGCGTTTACAGTGGGTTTGTAGCATTCAAACAAAAGCTTTTTTTGTTTTCGGTCGTGTCGTAACCGCACGCCCATATCAACAGCCTGCGCAATAACTTGACAATATTCAAGCAAAGATGCGTCTGATTTTTGCGCAGTGAACACATCAGTCAAACCGGCAGATTCGCCAAGTTCAATGTGCGGCCACGGATTCATTTCAGACACAAGACTGCGCAAAGCCGTTTCAGCGTTTGTATTACTTACAACGGCGGTGCTCACGCGATCAGACAACACCCACAACGCGGGATAGCCGGATGCAATCACTTTTCCGTCTGAAATCTGAACAGCCTTTATAACCATCAGCGTGTTGCTTTCTTTAATACCTGCGTATCGGTCAACTTGTAACAATTTTGTAACGCTTTCAGTTTGCTGTACCTCGATCTGGAATGAACCGTCAGAGTTATATGATTCTTCCCACGCCATAGATACCCACGTGTTAAGCACTCCAACGCGGTTTAAATCGATGTCGTAAATATTACATTCCATCGTACACCCCCGCGAACGCATCAGAAAGCGCAATAGAAACAATCAAACTATCTGCGCCGCTGTCAGCGGTTGCCTTAATTGGGTTATCACCCGGACGCATAACAAACAGATTGCTTTCTTCGTTCAGCTTTGAAAATATATCGGTCGTTACGCCTTCAATTGTTTTTTCAACAATTAATCGCCCGTTATCGCGTCTAATAACCGTTTTCTCTCCGATGTTCAGCGTGTCGTTGATTTTAGTTTCTTCCAGCGTAACGGCGTTAATAATGCCGTAATTTTCAACTGGCGCAAGCGCAGTAAACGTGGCTGTGTACGGCAAATCAACAACGCCGCCATTATAGCAGTTTACAAACGCTGACGGGTTTCTAGTGCCGAACCGATGTGGCGTGCCGTAGTTGACCGGGAACCGAAACGCCGGAGTGTATCCACCAGCAATGTATCCGCGTTCGTTTACGTCAAGCCAATATGGATATGGGCAAAACAGCGTTATAACAAAACTTGGACTTGTGTCTTTAACGCCGATTGCTGGAGCGGTTTTTACAACCGCGTCACAGTAGTATTTTTCGTTGAAATATAGCTTGCCTGTTGCCATCGGCCAAAACACGTTCATCATGCTGTTTTTCGCGTTATTAGCCGCGCCAAGAATAACGCCTTTAATCTGACGTTGAACGCCGCCAACTGAACGATTTTCGACTGTTACGCCAGTTTGCTGAAACCCTTGTGACGTGGAGATATCAACCTCCACGCCATCTAAAGGGTCAATGTCAAAAATCGTGCCGTATTGACACCCAAACTGAAAAGAGCGGCCAGTTTCTGTGTTTAAAAACCTCGCGTTATACACCTAACAACACCGCCCTTTCCTGTGCGTGTCTCGCTTCTCTCATAAGATCAGCGGCAGTTTTCGCCTGAGAATAAATATTTTGCACAACCGTTATGCCACCTGAACGTCCAGACCGGTAATCTTCGGCTTCCTGCGCCGTCAACACGGTTTCACCTTTGTGAAGTTCGGCAATGTATCCGTCAAATGGCACATAATCAAGGCCATTAGCGTGCGAACCGTTTACGCCTGAACCGTTAGCGTTTACGTTTACGTCTACGCTGCGATTTCCAAACAAGCTATCCCACAAGCCTGTAAACCAACTAACAAGACCGTCCCAAGCATCAGAAATTCCGTTGATAATTGAATCGATAATGTTTTTGCCTAGATCAAGAGCCTTTTGAACGATATCGTCAAATATTTCTTTGATTTTTTCAGGCAAATTCGTAATAAATTCGACTAAATTTTCAAAAAATCCGACGATCGCTTCAATAGCGCTTGAAATAAACTCTTTGACGGCATTCCAAATGTTTATAACGGTATTTCTGAAATCTTCATTTGTGTTCCACAGCGTGATAAGCGCAACGACAACGCCCGCAATCAGCGTTGCAATCAAAATAAACGGGTTAAGGTTCATTACTGCGTTAAGCAATGCTTGAGAAATAGTTGCCGCGTCGTTTGCTTTTTTAAACGCAGTAATTGCAGTAGATACGCCTTGGATAATAGCGGCAATGGTCATTGCGGTTCTAAACGCAACAACTGCAGCTATAACGCCTGCAATAACCGGAGATAGCTCAACAAAACGATCATAAAGACCTTTTATCGTGTTTGTTACCTCTGTTACATCTATGTTTTCAACGAATGAAATAACGTCCGGAAGCGCTTCTTTAATTTTATCGGAAACGCCCTGAAAAAACTCACCAGCCTTTGATTTTACAACGTCCTGCAATGTAGATACAAGGCCTTGCGTGGTTTGACTTGCCTTATCCATGCCTTGATAAAATTGCCCGCCTTCGCTTGTTGCTGAGGAAATAGCTTCCTGTATTTCGGTAAACGAGACCTCACCGGCTGAAATTCGGTCGTACAGTTCATCCATGGATTCGCCGGTTTTCTCTTGTACATTCAACAGCGGGTTGTAGCCCGCATCTATCATCATGTTGATGTCCTCAAGCGTTACCTTTTGAGAGGCGTTCATTTTTCCGTATGCCTGCGTCAAGCTGTCTAGCTTTTGCGTATTTCCAAGCGAAATATCGCCAAGTTGCTGCAGCACCGTGTTTGTATCTTCGTTTGCAACGTTAAATGCTAACAGCGTTTGCGTAGCACTAGCAAGATCGGTCAGTTCAAACGGAGTTTTAGCTGCCATATCACTAATGTCTTGTACTTTTTGCGCGGCCGCAGCGGTATCACCTAACATAACCTCAAAGTTTGTCGTGTACGTTTCCATCTGCGAATTGTAATCAAGGCCGATTTTGCCAAGCGTGGCAATAAAACCAATGCCCGCCGTAGTTGCAACTTTTAAACCGGTTGTAATTGCAGAACCCAAATTTTGCAAATTAAAAGCATATTTTGACGCAGAAGAAGACCCTTTTTCAAGTTCTTGTGTTAATTCAGATTGTCGCTTTTTGGCGTCTTTAAGCTTTTCAGCCAAGTCTTTTGTTTCGTCGCTATATCGCCCAGTCTGTGAAACAGAATCTTTGTAACTGCTTTCAAGGTTTTTTACTTCGCTAGAAACTTTTTGCAATTCCTTTTCAAGCGACTGGCTATATGTTTTTGACTGCTTTACTTTTTTTTCGTATTCCGACGTATCCAGCCCGATTTTCGCATAAAGCGAAAACAGATTCATTACTTCACCTCCCGCAACATATCAAGCATTTCGTCAATCGTCCGTTCAGGCTGTACCGGCTTGCGTTCATCAAACCGCACGATATCCGCATACCGTTTTTTCATGCTACCATGCTTTGCGATTGCATACAACGCATCCGTAACATACACTTCAAACGCTCGCTTTTCATTTTCTCTGTGGATTTCATTTAAAATATGCTGGGTGATATATTCATCACCCAGCACCTCCAACAAATCTAATCTGATCGACGAAATCAGCCGACCGTATCGGTCTGCGCCAATCTCGCCAACGATGATAAAAAATCCATCACCTTTGGCGTGGTGATAATTTCCAGCCCCACCATAGCCATGTCAAATCCGGTCGGTTCCTCGCCGGGTTCCAGCACACACATCAGTTTTAGCACGTTGTACGTTTCTTCTGCATGCGCGTCCAGCAGCGTGTCCAGCATGTCAGAAACGTTCTGTTTCGACTGCTTCTCCAGCATGATGCGTCGAAGTTCCGGGTTTTCTTTGCCAGTAAACGCGGGCATACGCTTGCGAATCTCCAAAACCTGCGTGTCCTGCATCAGATCAGCGGCTGCGTGCCTGATTTTATTGCACTGACGCAAAAATTCAGCACCCTGCATATTGGCGATGGTTTTCATATCGTTTTATTCCTCCGATGTAATCACATAGCATTCAAGCGGCACAACGTCCTGAGATTCAGTCTTGTACATGCCTTTCAAGCTGACAGACAACTGACCGTTGCCATCGTTCTCGCTCTGGAAGTCAAGGCCGCCGGTGCTGAACGCGTTTTTGATGCAGGCAGCGAAAACCTTCTTGTCGGTCTGCGGGACGATGTACCACAGGTCTTGCACGTCGTTGGCGGTAAGAGTGCCGTGCTTCGGCAAGACATTGTTTGTCCCCTCAACAGTGGACTTGCCGATTGCCATTTTCAGCATATCGGTGGTGACTGACACGGCAGTAAACTCCATGCCAACTTCATACATAGTCACTTCCTGCATTTCCAGCAGGCCGGTTTTTGCGTTGTCGATACCGTCCGCGTGATCTACCATAGTAGGCACACAGGTGATATGCACGCCGCCAGTAGTTGCGCACAGAATGTTTGTAGGTTCCAACGTAGCAGGCGCAGACGGCGTGAACGTCTTTGCCAGCATACCGGCACCCTTGGCGAGATTCTCAAAGGTATCGGTAGGAATCTGGTTCATAATTGCCATTTATATAGCTCCTTTCAGTTCAAATCAAAACTTGCTGTAACATTCAAATACAGCGTTGACAGCCGGTCATCTTCATCCGAAACCGGCTGCACAAACGGGTCGCCCTGGTACAACCAGATGTACCCGTTACCACACGGTAACTGAATGCCGGTGCCGATGCTGGACTGGATTTCATCGGCTTTCTCAAACAATGCGGCGGGCAGCGTCCCCTCCCACCACAGACGGGCACCTATCGGCGCGCTAGACAGCGTTTTGCCCACGGCAATGTCATATGTCACATAAGGCAAAACGGCGTTTTCTGGCACGTTATTTGTGGTGTATGCGGTAATGCCAAACCCGCTAAAAAACGTGTACAAGGTGCTTGCAACATCTACAATCATAGGCTGTACAGTTCGGTGCTGAAGTTCTGAAACTGGAACGATGCCACAGACGGTGTTTTCTTCTCGCCGGTGCGGCTGGTAATACGGTAGGTGTCGCCGGTCTCGACGGACTTGAACAAGTCGCCGTATTTCAGTGGCACATCAAGCGGCACGGTCAGCGTGTACAGGCTGGTCACGCCTTGCTTTTCGGCGATGCGGGCTTCGGTGGTAGTATCCATCACCAGTGCGCCTTGAAATTCTGCGCCCTCTTTGTAAACTTCTTCAAACCCTCCCAAACCGTTTGGTTCTCTGGTGTATTCCATGAACTTGAACGGCTGATTAAACGCTTCAATCAAACTCACGCCGTTTGCCTCCTTTCTAAAAAAATAAGTGCGGCGGCAACATACCGCCGCACCGTTTAGTGCTGTGACATTTTTCTGTAAGGCGCAAGCTGCGCCCGAAACACATCCTGCCAGCCAGCTGCCACGCCGTCCGCATTGGTCGCCTTGCTGTACGAATATCCGCCGAACGATTCAGATGTGAACGCCGTTGGCTTGTTTTTCTCGTCCCAGGCTTCGATTTCCTGCACAAGCGCAAGCACCGTTTTAGGAATCGCCAGCAGCTGCACCGTTCCGATAAACGTTTCGTCTGTCAGCCCTGTCAGCGGGTACTGATACACGCCGTCATTCAGCACGCTGCCGATAATTCGGACGTACTGACCAGACAGCGCGTCCGGAATCTCCATTGTGCCGTCTGCAATCGTCCATTCCTGTTCCGGCAGGACGCGTGCGACAAAGTAGTTGTGCAGATACGCAAGAACGTTTTCAAGCATCACTTTGCCCCCTTAATCGTCGCAAGAATATCTGCCTTCAGCATCGCAATGGTTACACCGCTCACGCCGTTCTGTTCAGCATACTCCAGCAATTTAGCTTTCGTCATGCTGTCAAGGTCGCCCCCAGCCGTGTCAGCCTGTTTTGCTGACGCTTGCTCGACTGGGGAAATCATTCCCCCGCGTTCTTGTGAACGTAGACAGCCTTCTTTTTGTTCTCCAGCACGAACGCGTCGTAGTAGATGCGGCCTTCCACCAGAGTGCCGTTAATGCCGGGAGGGTTGTCGTGGGTGATGTACTCGGCCAGCTTCACGGGGCTGCACATTGCCACGGGATGAGTGATAACAAACTCAACCTGTGCGGGCAGGTAGCTCTTGGGAACGGGGATGATCTGAACGCCGTCAACGGTGCCGACGGAACCGTTCACAAGCATACCCTGTGCCATGTCGCTTGCTTTGATAAACGACGGGTCAAGTTTGATGGATTTGTAGAAATTCGCGGAAACAAACGCGATGCGTCCAGTTTCTGGAACGCTGTTCTCCATCAGGGCGTTGGTGCCGTCCAGGAAAGCGTCATAAGCGTTGTCTTTGGTGATTGCAGCGGGGGTTGCGCTGGTTCCGGCGGCAGTCACCAGGGCGTCAATACGGTACTTGTCGATGGTAGGAATAACCTGCTCGTCGATCTGACGACGCAGTGCGCGGCCAGCTTCCTTTGCGCCGACGCTGTCTTCTGCGTTACGCTTGTCGATGGCAAAGGTAAAAGCCTTGTCCTGAGACAGGGTCAGCGTCTGTTTGGTGTCGTCGATCTCTGCGGGAGAACCGTAACGGTTGGAACCACTCATAATGTAGTCACCAAGTTCAACGGTTTCAATGCTGTACACATTTACAGCGTTTACGCCCACAAAATCGTATTCGTTGTTTACGGCGGCGTTAGTGACGGACGCTTTCGAAAAGCGTTCGTCAACCTTGCTGCTGTATTTACTGGCGTAGTTCTGTGCCATGTTGTCTCCTTTCATTGTTTACCCCTCGTCGAAGCCCTCAAGGAACGGGTCTTTTTCGCTGGGGTTGGTCTGCGGCGGCGTCTGCGGCGGTTTGCCAGTCGCGCCTGGTTCGGTGATGAGGTCGCTCCACTCGGCTTTCAGCGATTCAGACAGCTTGTCGGCGTCCTTGATGTTCTCACCATCCATCTCCACACTGTCAAGATCGGTAGCCGCCAGAACACGGGCAAAACCGCGCTTGTCGATGCCGATTTTTTCAAGCAGCGCGGTCAGCGCGGTGCGCTTCACACCGTTCATTTTCTCAGCCTCGAACCCATGAACCTGTTTTTCAAGTTCTTCGATTCGTGCCGCTGCTGTGTCGTCCTCGGCCTTGTTCTTCCAGCTGTCGCGTTCAGCTTCAAGGGATGGAACCTTTTCTGCTTCTGCCTTGTATCGGTCGCGTTCGTCCTTGATTTCGTCCACAGTGTCGCGGTGCTTTGCGATGATCTGAGAATGAAATTCTTCCGGGACGCCCATTTCGCTCAAATCTGTTCGAGTGAGGCTCATATTTGTAAAACTCCTTTGCTTCGGTGCCAGTGCTTCGGCATTCGTTTGGTTTTATTATACCGCGCAGTGGATGCGGTGTCAATAAAAAAGGCCGCATCATCCGATGTGGCCACCTTCAAATATTGTTTTCTTCCACCAACGCGCAGTCGCTTCATTTATTCCGTGCATTTCTGCAGCGATTCTGTAATCTGTTCCAGCGCGCACGTCTCTCTCAAAATATAATTTTTGCTCGTCTGTGTATTTGCTCCCTTTGCTGTGAGAAGTATTTGCACCGATTATTTTTTTAATCTCAAGCTTTGTCGTTGCATATAAATCCGCAAGTATTCCGATCTGAGCTGGTTTGTCCTTAGCCAATCGATATGCGCGTCTGATTTCGGATTTTTCAAGTTCGGTCATGGTTTCGCACTCTCCAATCTCTTTTCCATCATCTCCCATGCGGTATCGGTCAGAGGGCGGCCGCAGTAAGGGCAAAATTCAATTTTTCGTTGTTTGATGTAAGCGTCTCGGAAAAGCCCGTCACGAGAACACAAAAACTGCTCGACATTATCGCCAATAATGCAATCCCGGTGCGGACTAGGTTCTCCGCAGTATTCGCACGGATCCCACGCTGAACGGTCAAGGCGGTGCGGTTTCTTCACAACCGGGATTCCCATTTTCCCGGCAAGCCAACGGTACAAGTTGCTTGTGTACACAACTGGCCCGCCGCAGATGTTGCATTTTGTCGGGTATTCGTCAATCATCGGTAGGCCCTCCCTTGTCAGACAAACCGAGGAGCCAGTCAGCGGACACGCCGTAAATCTGGCATACCTTCAGCAAACTATATGCGGTCGGAATTGCCCGGCCGTCTCGATAATTTCCGAGAATAGCGCCGTGGATTCCATTTTCTTGCTCAACAATGCCCAACTTTCTGCCGTCGCGCTCTACAACCTGTGTAAACCGCATCCGAAACTGCTTTCTGAAATCGTACTCATCAATCATAAATATCTTTCCTGCCTTTCTGCATATTCTTGCTCCCATACCTTGCGGTAGCAACGGTAGCACATATTCCTTGCGTGTACCAACTCACTGCCGCAAATGATGCAACACGGTGACTTGTTCGGTTTTTTCGGCGCGGCCCGCTTGCACCCGCACGATGTACGCTGTCCAGCGCGGAGCCGTGTTCCCGGCACTTCCAAAATCTTCCCGCACTTGCACTGACATTCAAACATAGCGCCTTTGTAAAAATCCGTCCGGGTGTAGCGTGCAACTTTTAGCCATCCGTAAGTCTTGCCCGTTTCGTCTTTGAATCTTGGCTTTTTGTTTGACACTGTATCACCTCCTACGTTTATTATACATATTTTTATTATTTTGTAAAGCCCTATTCTCTATAAGTATTATATGTAGTGTTTTTATATATATATAAAACATTAAAATATATATAAAGAAGAAACACTACATATAATACTTACAAGCATAAAAAACAACCTACCAACGCAAAACCGCGTCAGTAGGTTTTCATCATTGCCCTTTCAGAATATCCTCGGCCAGTTTTCGCGCCCCGTCTGTGTTCTCGGTGATTGCCGGTCGTAGCGTTGGGCGGGCGGCCATTTTCGACGTGCCAAATTCAAGGTAAATCGGGTATGGCGGGTCGGTTTTAGAGCCGTCCTTACCCAGCGGCGTGCCAATATACGTCGCGTTTTCTTCCTCTGCATGGTCAATACTGTTGCGAAAACGTCCCGTGTCAATGACGTGTTTTTGCACGATTTGTCCATCCCATTTTTCCGTGAAATACTGACCGAGTTCAAACAAAATTTGCTCTTTTGCAGTACCAAACGCACGCTGCACCTGTACGGTGTTATCCTCTAGCTTCAGACTGATACTCACGTTTTCACCCTCTCCCATTTCAGCTTGCACCGGCAGTTTGCAACCTCGGCCCACTGCCCGCCAGGCTCACCAGGGTACATCAAGCCGTTGGAGAACTTATCCCCGATTTCCCTCCGCTCCCCGCTGATACGCTGGTGAGACGGTCGAACGCGGCTGTCGTGGCTGCTGTCCCATATCTTAGTGTATTTCACGCCAAACTTCTTTTCGGCGTACCGTATCGAATCAAGCCGGGCTTTGTTCTGCGCACCGGTCGCTGCCGTTCTGGCCCGCATAATCGCCACGCTTTCGTTGGTGTCGATCACAGCTTGAATATCCTTTGCCATCTGCTGCACGCCCGCGCCGTTGTTCAGCGAACGAATGATGGCTTGACGGAATTTCTTGCTGTTGTATGCCTGATCGCGGGCCTTGTCCAGCGTGTCCGGGTAGAACTTTTCCACGTTTTTCAGCACGTCCGCAAAATCTACGCGGTCATATTCTGCTCGGTCAAACCCACCCATTCGCAACAGGTTTTTCCACTGCCATTCAGCGTTGTGTTTGCGCACATTGTCGGCAAACAGCGCCGCCGTTTTGTTCGCTTTTTCGTTGCCGTTTGTCAGAATCGACGCAAACCGCGCAAATTCGCGCTGTGTGGGCTTCAACAACATTCGTTGGGTAGTTGTGCCGCCTATCTTGTCAAACGCTTTTACGGCCGCGAAAAACGCCCCAAACGCGGCCAGCACTTCTGCGGCTGTTTCAAGGTACTGCCTGTGTATTTCCGCTTCTGCCTGTTCAATCTGTTCGTCTGTGTAGTGTTCTCCGTTATCCATGGTATCACCCCCATACCTGTATTATAACAGAAAAACCGCCCCGGTGGTATGGGCGGTTTTGTTTTACTCTGTCGGTTTCTGTTCTGTTTGCTGCGGTTCCACCTGCTCCATCGCCGTGTACCGGCTCTGTGACTGTTCCTCACGCTTGCGCAGGATGTCAGGTATTTCCTCCGGCTGGATGCCCGGCAGCATTTCCAGCGTTGTTTCATCGTCAAGTTCGTCCCGCATTAGCATGACGCGTTGAGTTTCCTCAAGGTCGTTCTTGATGCCGCCGCGCTTAAATTTCGGCGTTTCTCCTGTAATTCCGACCAATTCCAACACGGCCTGCACAAACTCAATCAGTTCATACTCGTACATATCGCACTTTGCGTCAAGCGCCGCATATGCCGCCCGAATCTGCGCTGTGACCATGTTGTTGCCTGACAAAGCTTTCGTATCCACCGCGCCAAAATCACGGTACAGGTCGGATTCTAGCTTTGCAAGATACTGCATCCGCGCTTCATACGGAACATCCTTGGTTTGCAGGTCTGCGGTCTGTCCTTCCTCAGTCAGCACCACGCCGGTCAGGCGCACGATGTCTCGAAACCGTTGAAGTTCGTCGTCCTGCATACCGGCGGCGCCGTTCAGAACCCAGTACACAAACGCCGCCTCGTCCAAATCGTTTGTAAACCCGGACTTCACTCGGTCGTATGCGTCGATCTGGCTCTTGATGCCCACAAGCTCGCTCTGGCGCTGCGGGTTTCCATTCAGTTGCTTAATCGGCAGCGTGGAGTAATTCTCTGCGCCGATGATCTCGGTGCCAAACGCCTTGCTTGTGAGCGTGATCTCCTTGTACGCCTGTTTTTTGGCCACAACCGTGATCGCGCCGTCTTTGCGTCTGTACGATGTAAACCCGTCTTCCTCGTACAGCGTGAAGTTTAGCGGCTTCTCAGGGTCTACCTGCCAGAACCTTACGCCAGCCCGCAACACGCCGGTGTCCTCGTCATATAGCGGCGCAAACTCGGTCACAGGGAACGGATACAACCGATTCCCTGCCCAGTAACCGAACGTCACGCCATGCAATAGCGCGTTTCGACCGCACCGCTGCAGGTCTGTGTCGAATCGTTCGCCAAGCTTTTTCTTGGCCGCATCTGACATACTGCACCCGTTGCCAAGAACGTGCTGGTTTTCCTGTGTAATGAATTGCGGGAAGAATCCGCTGCACAGCTTGTTGTTCGCGCTAATCGTATCCACATACTTTGCGCCAGACAAGCCATACAAGTATTTCTGATACCGCAGAATTTCTGTGTTCCGTTTGCGGTCGTATGCGTCCGCTTCGATTGCTTCACGGTACAGCTTGGACGACTTGTGCGATTCAATAATTTGAATCAGATCGTCCGGCGTGTTGTTCTCTTGAAAATCTTGAAATGTCCAGTACAGTTTAATACACCCCCAAGACAGAATTATACACGGTCTGCGGCTTTTGCAATCCGTTTGTATACACAAAATACCGTATGCAGTCCATTGCGTGGTCGTTTTCCTTTATCGGCTTATCCTCTGCGGATTTTTCGTCCCAACTGTACAAGCCAAATTCTTCTATTGTGCGCTTGCAACGCGGCGAAAACACAATTTTCCCATCGTTCAGCACGGCGCTAACCGCCTGTATGCCTGGAATAACGTCGTTTTTCGCTTTGCGCACGCTGAACCTTTGTTTCTTGCGCACCAATGCAATAAACGACGCCGCAGACGGGTCAACAATCAAACGCACATCAACCGGCACCTTCCAGCGGTCAGCCAGCTTGCAGATTTCGTTGTAATATTCTTCATCCGTTTTCTGTTCGTTCGTTTCCCGTCCGCTGTGATAATATTCGTCCACAGCGTACCACACACCGCCATATTCAGCCCACAGCAAAACTGCCGTCGGGTTTTGGATACCGTAGTCCATGGAAAGCATCCAACGCCGCGGCGGCTCTGTTGGTGTCTCTGCAATGTGCTTCTCTGCGCTGAACATCGGATAAATAAGGCCCTCTGCTATCACCCACAAGCCGCGAATATAACGGTCATAGAACACGCCAGTGTACATGGATTCGTACCGCTGGAGCATCTTGTCAGACAGGCTCGGGTTGTCCTGCATCTGAAAATGCAAGTGCATGGCGTTTTTCTCTGCGGATTTCAGTACCCACTCGGTGTAAAACCAGTGCTTCGGCCCGGCGGGGTTGCAGTTAAACCAGAACTTCGACCCCTCGACACTGCAACGAGCCAACGCCTGCTCCACAAAACTGCGCGTCATGAGTGCCACCTCATCCAGTAGAACCCCTGCCAGCGTGATACCCTGAATCAACATATAGGATGATTCATCCTTGCCGCCGTACACGTAGAACGTATTCACCCGGCCACGGTGCGTAACAGTCAGGCGGTTTTCAGCCCTGTTAAATCTCATAGCGTAGCCATGGCGCGGGAAGTACGCGGCGGCCAGTAACGGCGCGATGATGTTTTTCGTTGCCGTCTGAACGGTCTTGCCGCAGATTGCAAAGTTCTGGCCGTTGAAGTCACGCATCGCCCATATGATGAACGCCATCGACATAACGCTTGTCTTTCCGGAGCGAATAGCGCCGTCCGCGATCAGCGCGTCGTAGCTGCTGTTAGGGAACGCAAGAATCTGCAACTGCTTGCGGGACAGATTACTCACTAATAAGCACCGCCTTTTCGCCTGTTAGCGTTTCCCATCGCTTGATAATGACATCGCAATACTTGGGGTCAAGTTCCATCATATAGCAAGTGCGGTCTAACTGTTCACAAGCGATAAGGGTTGAACCGCTACCGCCAAATACATCAAGTACGATTTCGTTTTCTCTACTGCTTGACTTAATCGCACGGCTACAAAGAGCAATCGGTTTCGGTGTCGCATGTCCGCCTGTCAATTCTCTTTCACTTGCAGATGTTCTATCAAAGTGCCACACATTGTTCATATTATCGTGGGTATTATCAAAGTATGCACGCGTTGAATAATACTCGCGCTTAAGCTCGTCATACTCGCGCTTAAGCTCGTCATACTCGCGCTTAA